GGAACCTTCTGACAGATCTGAGTCACTGCTCTTCCCTAGTACAAAGGGGCAGGGGTCAAACTTGCCTGGAACGTAAACGGCCTGCCCAAAAAACCAACACACCCCTATAATCTTCTGTAGCACACCCCCTGTTATGTACCCATCCGAGCAGATCCTTCAGCTCCCGATCGACTGCATGAAGCCTGGAGCGGAGGATTTGACCGCGATGAACAACCGAAATCTGGTGCTTGGAGCGTTATACGAGCTGGATGGCCGCAACGACCCATCGCACCCTTACGCGCACACCTACACCGGGCTTTACCAGAAGTTTGTTTTTAAGAAATGACGGTTGCTGATGCAATCAGCCTGCGAAAAGCGCAGGGTGCCGTCTTCAAATCCCGCGATCGTTTCCGCGTCCTAGTCGCAGGCCGCCGTTTCGGCAAGTCATACCTCTCCTGCATCGAGCTATTGCGTGGAGCGATCGACAAGCCAGGGGAGGTTTTCTTTTATTGCGCCCCGACTTATCGGATGGCGAAGGATATTGCGTGGAAAACGCTCAAACAGCTGGTGCCACCGCAATGGGTCAAGAGCAAAAACGAAACCGACTTGAAGCTCGAACTCGTAAATGGGTCCGTGATCGAGCTGAAAGGCACCGAAAACGCCACTGCTCTACGCGGTCGCAGTTTGAGCGGGGTGGTTTTGGACGAAGCTGCCTTTATGGACCCCGGCGTATGGTTCGAAGTTCTCCGCCCTGCGCTAGCCGACAAGCAGGGATGGGCACTATTCATCAGCACTCCGGATGGAACGGCGAGCTGGTTTTACGACCTATGGTGCTACGCGGGCGAAGAGGAAGGCCAAACCCACGGTTGGCATCGCTGGTGCTACACAACCATCGAAGGTGGGAACGTTCCACCTGAGGAAGTCGAGGCCGCCCGCTCCCAACTCGACCCCCGCACCTTCCGCCAAGAGTTCGAAGCCAGCTTCGAGAACCTATCCGGCCTTGTCGCCGTCAACTTCTCCGAAGACAACATCTCCAAAGACGTCAAGGACATCCCCGAACTCACCCTTTACCTGGGCCTGGACTTCAACGTCGACAACATGTCCTGCGTCTGCGCCGTCCGCGTCGAAGACGAACTCCACATTTTCGACGAAATCGTGATGGTCAACGCGACCACCTGGGAAATCGCTGACCACCTCAACACCAAATTCGGGCTGGAGCGTCGTAAGGACATATCACCGGACCCAACCGGCGCCGCCCGCAAAACCGCTGGTGTCGGTCTAACGGACCACGCGATTCTCCGCAAAGCGGGCTTAAAAGTAAGCACTCCCAAGTCTCCCTGGAAGATCAGGGACAAGGTGAACTGCATTAACACGGCAGTTCTTGACGACGCGGGCATCCGCCGACTCCGCATCCACCCCCGCTGCCGTGAGACTATTAAGTCTCTCCGTACGCTTACCTACGACGCGAACGGCTTACCCAACAAAAAGCTGGGCGTGGACCACCTTTTCGACGCCCTGGGCTACTTATGCCTAATGAAATTCAATTTGGCCAAACCCCGCGCCGTCGGCACCACAAGTTATCGCGTATGGTGAGGTATATCTAGCCTCCGAAGCCCAGATGGCTATTACAATAGTCCGTGGCACCAACCTAATTGAGTATCACGAAGACGTTGCTCTAACAGAGGTCAACGACTCGATGGAAGCCCACGCAGACAGCAGCGAGTTCTGTTTTGCCGCCGTCGTAACGGGTGGCGCGAACTTTTCACTCGTTTTTGAGACCAATTTCAACGGTGCCGACCAGTGGTTTGAGCTGGACGAAAGTAAAACCATCAATTCTGACGGTCAATTCATCTGGTTTTACACCGGAAAACCATCAAATCGAATCCGAATGCGGATTGCGTCGATTTCGTCTGGTAGGCCAAACGTCGTGCCCCACATCGGTGTTGCTTATCACGGCTAATTGCTGAGTACACTGCGGTAAGGGCCGTATCAGGTTTGTAGTCGTGTACCCAAGCAACGATTTTCAGAGTTCATACGGCAACTATCTGATCGGCGCATCGCCAACCGACGATCCGTTTTATCGAGATACGGACGTCGCGGCGATGTCGGACGGCTGGCGGATCATGGAAGCCGTCACCAACGGCAGCGACTGGCTGCGTCTAAACGCCGCTTTCTACCTTCCCCAAGAGCCCCGCGAGGACGAAGAGGCCTGGAAATCTCGCATTCGCCGCAGCGTTCTTTCTCCTTTTACCGTCCGCATTCTTGAAAACGCCGCTGGCCTCGTCCTGCGGCGCCCCGTCAAAGTAATAGGCGACGAATACTGGCAAGATTTTGCCCGCAACGTTGACGGTCTGGGCTCTTCTATCAACGAATACGCCCGCCGCGCCATGATTTCGGCGCTGACCTACGGCCACTGCGCCATTCTTGTCGATTACCCCAAAGACCCTGGGGCGTTAACGCTGGCCGAAGAACGCGCTCTTAGCCGTCGCCCATATTTCAACCACATTGACGCCCCACAAATCTGGGGTTGGCGTCAGGAAAATACACTACCAAGCGCTCCACTTTCTCAAGTCCGCATCCACCAAATTATTACCCGTCCTGCGGGCAAGTTTGGCGAGGACAAGGTGGAGCAGATGACCGTGATTTATCCCGGTCGCTACGAAACTTACGAGCGTGGCACTGGCACTCCCAACCAAGACATCATCAGCAGTGGCACGCTGAGCGTCGCAGAAATTCCCCTCGTCCCGATTTACGCCTCCCGCGAGGGCATGTTGCTGAGCAAGCCCCCACTGCAGGACATTGCTTCCCTCAACATCACCCACTACCAGCGCCAAGCCGACCTGATCCACGCATTGCACATCGCGGCAATGCCCACCCTCGTCCTTGAGGGCTGGGACGAAGAAGCATCTAGCGCCTCAGTCGGTCCCAACTACGGGATTTCGATGGAACCGGGCCACAAGGCGTACTACATCCAGTCTGACGCCAGCAGCTTCTCCTCCCAAAGCGAAGAAATTCAGCAACTTGAGCAGCAGATGGCGACTTTGGGCGTCACAAAACTGCTGGGCCAAAAATTCGTTGCGGAATCCGCCGACGCCAAACGGGTTGACCAGTCCCAAGCGAACAGCGTCCTTGCCATTCTGTCTTTGGAGATGGAAAGCGCCCTCAACGAAGCATTCGCCCTTGCTGCCGCCTACCTCGGCGTCGAGCCACCCAAAGTTGAGCTGGATCGGGAGTTTGATTTCTACCGTTTGATTGGGCAGGACGTCGCGGTTCTTAACGACATCAACGCTCGTGGAGGTCTGACCGATGAAACATTCCTTCGAGTGCTTCAACGGGGTGAAGTTTTACCCGATAATCTTGACATTGAAAAGGAAATGGGGGCTATCGAACGCCTTCGTACTGAACGCGATGTCTCTCGACCCGTCGACCAGCCAGTCCCCCCAAATTCTTGAGACGCTAGCGGTAACGCTGGCCATCGTCCTTTCGCTAACAGGCGGCGTAACAGCAGTGGAGATGCGTTACGCCAAGGCCGCCGACGTCAAGGAACTGGTCAACGACGTCTACTACAAAACAATTCAACTTCGTATATTCGAACTCGAACTTAAAGACCGTAACCAGCTGCAGCCCTACGAAAAAGCCCTACTCGAACACCTAAAACGCGAGCTGTCTAAGTCCTAAACCCAATAAGCTGTAACTAGACAAGTACTCCTAATGGACCCCACCGCCGTTGCCATCATTGCCCTGCTTGTCGCTTGTGGCAGTGAAATCATCGCCCTGCTGCCTGTCCGTGAAAACAGCTGGGTCCAACTGGCCCTCAAAGTGCTGAAGACTGCCTTCCCAAAGCGGTAGGCGCCGACGTTACATGGCTGGTGCGGTTTGGTGATAAGGACTGGCGGCACCATTTGAAGCGTTGGGCGCAGGACTACAAGTTCAACGCCACGCTCGCGCCACGACTAGACCGTGCTGTCGAGGATTGGCATAAAACCCAGCCCGAAGCACGGGGCCCTGTTGTCGTTGATGAGCCGATTGACGACGAGTTACAAACGGGCGAAAGCCGTTTGCTTGGAGGGGGCATGAGCATTCACGCCCCCTGGACCAACAATTCAGATCAGGTCTGATGCTGCGTCTTCGGTTTCTTCCGTAGCACCCTGTTCCACTACTTCAGTAATTTCAGCTTCGGGCTTCGGAGCCTTGGTCTTTGCTGCAGCCTTTTTCTTGGGCTTAGCAACAACCTCAGCTGGTGCGTCGTCGTTAAAGACGACACCAGCGATAGAAAAGCGCTTTGCAGCCATCGGAAACTCAATACTGTGCTTATATTATGGGCTAAGACCTGTGGTCTTGTTTTAGCGCCCTATTTATGAGCGAAGAATCAACCCTGCCCATCACTCCTGTGGAGACTGAGGGGACGCAG